GGCATAATCAAGAAAAAGGATTACTACAGCAGGGCTACTAAGCGGCTAAAAGGGGAGTATGATCCTAGCAACAATTTCACATTTAAGGCTGATTCATACAACATGAAGATATCAGACCTAAACCCGTAATTACAAAATAATTGTTTATATGTACAAAAAGGTGTTGTGTTATGTACAGAAGTGTTTATACTGGTTGTAAGTTAAGTAAATAAACAAAAGGTAATAAATTATGAATACTTATACGAACTTAGAAGTTATCACTTACAACGCAATTTTTGAAGTATGCGATACGGATTTAGGTGCAGACATTTTAGACATTGCTCAAATTACTGGTGAGAGCGCAAATGTTTTACGAGGCGTTCTTTCTTCACTAATTAAAAAAGATATGATCGCAGTTGTTGATGATGAAGCCGCTACTTTATTTGCACCTTATGCTGATGGCGAATGTTACTGCTTTGGTGGTGAATCGCTAACAGATGAAGAACTTAATTTATTTAAAGAACTAGCAGCATAAAAATAACGGGGCTTCGGCCCCTCGGAGCCACCATGAACACTTACACTAAATCACAGTTACATAAGCTAAATAAAGGCTGTCAGTCTGGGCAATGCCCACATAGCCACATGAGCTTAAACGCTAAAGGCCCATCAGCTTTTAAATTGGTAAAGAAGACTGAAAAAGTCCTATGCCTTTACTGCTACAAAAACTACAAATAACCCACGGAGTACCACATGAGCGCAAAAAACAGACCAGTATCAAAGCCGATGAACCAGCAGTTTCAAGACAACTATGACCGAATTTTTGGTCATAAAGAAGTGCCGATTGGTGAAGACCTTCGCCCAAAAGACCGTACTAAGCAGGGTATCAGCCCATCTACTATCATTGAAGATTGGCCTATTGGGGGTGATAAATGAGTATAGGAATAGTATTTAAGCCAGTAATACCTAAGACATTCTCACCAGAAGTGAAGGCACAGCCTAAAGTTAAACGTGCTGTAGCTGCTCTTTGGACTGATCCAGATTTGATGCAGTTAATTAACCTACGCGCTATTGGCGTATCGTTCAAAGCCTGTGCGCCATTACTTAAGCGCACAATGGCAGCCTGTGTAGCTGCTGTAGATAGCAATAATCTATACGGTGCAATAAGCACTAGGCGTAATGTGCTAATTAAGGAGATACTAAGATGAACAAAATAGAGCCAACATTTACCGATGACTTTGGTGACATTAAAGCGCTCACTGCTAGAGAGTGGTCAGACAAGCTACAGGCTAAGAAGGAACCAACATTTAGTTCACATGAACCAGAAGTTAGTTCAATTAATCCAAGCCACTACCGTACTCACCCTAGCGGTGTTGAGTGTATCCAGATCACGGAGCATATGGGCTTTAATCTAGGAAACGCTGTCAAGTATATTTGGAGAGCAGACCTTAAAAATAATGATGGTGGGCTTGAAGACCTGAGAAAATCACTGTGGTATATTGAGCGTGAAATTAACAAGAGGATGTAACATGACACTAAAAGAGAAGATAGCCAGAACGCGCAAGATAGATGATATCAAGCACGAAATGGCTACCTATGAGCAAGCCCTAGTGGGTGGCAGTAAGTTTGCCGAATACTATAACGTCAAGCTTAACCACCTACGGATCAAGCTACACTCTATTTAAGGTCTACCCTTAAACGAGTTGGTTGCCGATACTCCAAAGCTAGCGCTCACAATAGCAGCCCAAGAGGTGGTGATAGGCAAGAACAAGCCTACCATCATCTCAGCCGCTTCCTTAGCCCCTTCCACGTTACCAATACTAAACGCTACCATAAAGCTCAAAGCTACCATAGCGACCAAATAGAAGCCGTAAGCACGACAGGCGAAACGTGATAAATCGCGCCTCATTTTCCCATTGGGGTCTAAGGTCTTAATCATTAATGACTTAGCCTCTGCTGACTCCATGTCCGTCTCGATCCATTCAGAAGCAATGTTCTCTACGGATTTGACGATACCACCACCTAATAAACTAGATATCCAACTCATAATGGTACTCTCCTGTCTCAATCATTAATGAAAGCTCTATGGCCCGTTGGCCTACCTGATCTGCCCAGCGTGAATCTAGCCACTCAATAGCCGCTAGTTTGTAATCTTCACCCTCCATAGCCGCCAGTGCTTTCTTGAACTTTAGCATACGAGGTAGCCCCAAGTTAAAGCAGATGTTAATCATGGCATCGTACCGAGCATCGTTTAGCTCTAAAAACCATTCAAAGTTAGCCGCAAGCTCATGCTCAACCCTATCAATATCATTATATAGCAGAAAATTAATCTCTTCATTAGTCAAACCTAACCCTTGATTTGGGTCTATATTACGACCAACTCCAATAGTTATTTTCCCAACGCTATCAGTATAAGCATAAGCCTCAACACCCTCATGCCGCCTCAGCATCTCCATTAGCCTACTCATTACCTTCCCCTAATTGATTAATATTCACCTTAAAGCGAGAAACTTCGCCATGCTGCTTGTCATATACTACAGCACTCATGCTACGCTTTGCACCATAACCGCTATCAGAATGCCATGCGTCTGGCGCTGGTAAGGCTTGGAACCACTCAACCATCAAACCACCAACCTCTTTAGACACTGCGTGGTGTATATGTCCACACAGCATATGTCGATGCTCACACTGTCCCCATTCCTTATACATGGATCTGGCAACATATTCTTGCGCTCGTTCAGCCTTTAGGCGGTCGCCATGATGGGTGATAATTAGGTTATTACCGTATATTAGTGATTGGTATTTATGGCAGTTATCGTGGATTGTTAGCCTCTTTTCCTCAGAGTAGAACGACTGTAATAGCACGTTAATTACCCTAGAGGTGTTAGAGTTATGATTACCACGGACGCAGATAACGTGTACGTGGTTATGGTTCTTTAGCATCATATCTATAGATTCGCGGTATATCCGTACACAAGCCGCTATCGTGTCTCCAAAGTCACCATCTACGTCTAACTGCGTCCCGCTGGTCGTGGTCGATTGCATATTATCTGCATGTTGCATGTCACCTAAGTCTATTAGGACTCCAGTGTCTGTAGGCCCAGCAGCCTTAATGAGCTTACCAATAGCCTCTTTAGTGACCTGCTCTGCTATACCGATATTCCAATCACCTTCACCACGGTTTCTCTTACTGGTTGCAAGCATACCTATGTGGGCATCACCTATAATATACGCTGTAAGCTCCGTAGGGATGTCTGTAAGCGGTTTAGAGGGTAAAGGCTTGTACTTGGGCAGGTCATCTTTAAGAGCCTCTACGAACGATTCTAGTGCCTCCCGCTCCGATTGCTTCTTTAGGTCTGATTTAACCCATTGGCGGATTGGCGTACCATGCGAATCATAGAACGTAGAAACACCTTTGACGATATGTGTATCAGGTACACTATGCACATAATCATGGTCTGGACTCCAGCCCTGCCTTGAAGCCTGTTCCTTGGCACGTTTAAGGGTGCGTATTAAGCCCCTTTTATCTGTACTAAGGGCTTCTGCTGCCTTAGCGTTTGAACCGTGAAGTATAACTGCGTCAATTATCTCGCACTGACGCTCAGTGGCGTATTCCTTTAATGATTCCAAATCCATTACTAGATCCTTTATTTAGTATGTGCCCTGCCAAACTCGTAGCTTGTCAAACTCACCAGATAGCATCTTGCGCTTAATAACGTCAGACTTAGCTGGATCATCCCAACTAATACCTGCCTCTTTTAGCCATTCATTGATTAGAGCCGCATCTATTACGCCCACTAACCTAGACTCACCAAAGGTAGCATTGCCATTCTCACGCAAGGCTGCTGCTCGGTCTAACATAGGTGTCCAATCTTGCTGCTTAACATGGATTAGCTTGTCGCCATCCGTATGCCATTGTTCTGAAACCTTAGCCATTTATTCTCTCCATAAAAAAAAGGGATACCGAAGTATCCCCTTATTGTAACACGTTAGTGTTATTAACTACTTAGCGACTACGAAGTAGTACAGTCAGCAACTAAACCTAGTGCTTTCTCGTTACGAACTACAAGAGTACACTCAGAAACGATTTGACGCTTCTCGTTGTCACCAGTCTTAGCAAGAGCTTGAGACTTCATGGGACGTAAAGCAGCAAGTGCTAGCTTGCTCTTCTCAATAACCCACACATCGCGCGAGCGGTTCTCTCGCGCTGGGATAAATTCCACGGATCCCCAAGGCGTAACGTAAACATTTAACAAGTTTTCAACCTTGCCAGATGCGCCTGTACTACGCTGGTTGTTGTTACCAACAAAACCAAGAGCCTTATCCATCTGGAATGCAGATAAGATAACACAATCAGGCTTACCACCTTCAGCCCATACACCCTGCATAGCTGTGTCGAAGTCAGCTTGAGTGAATACGGTTGGAGTGCCTGAGTCAGTACGTGCGTTAGAACCGTTACCAGTAGGGTTAGCACCGCCAGAACCTACATTAGATACGTTGGTAGTAACCCAAGCGCCAAGGCCAGCCATCTTACGAGCTGTGGTAGCGTTACCGCCTACACGTGCTTGGTTAGCCATGATAGCTTTTTCTTGGTCTAGCTTCTGCTCTTGACCGACTTTAACGATCTGGTAGCTCATTTCCTTGCCACGACCAGCATTGTCAACAGTATCATCAGTACCAGAAGTTACAACAGCATTCTTAAAGATTTGCGTTGAGTTCTGTAGACGAGTTGTTGCAGTACGAGCTTCAGCGACAGTATCGTCACCTTCAATGTGAGCGTTAACAGCAGATGCACGTAATGTGTCAGTCTGCCACTCATGTAGGGTGTTAGTTGCCTTTACCTTAGCAATAGAGCTAAGTAATGGGGTTTCTTCTGGAGATACGTTGTAGATGACGTTAGATAAGTCTTCACGAATACCTACGGAATCATATGTGTCAAATGTATTAGTTGGTTGTGCCATGATAATTTCTTCCTAAATAATTTAAAATTTAACTACTAAACAATAATGCGGCTGCGTCTGCTGCGCTGCCCGATTTCTTCAATTGTGACATTTGCTTGCTATGCTTCTTAGCCGCAGATTCAGGTTGTTTCTTAGATCCAGCTTTCATCAAAGGTCTGGCTTTCTTTAGTTTAGATTCAACTGAAGAAGTACCTGCTACCATCTGATCGTACAACATTGCCTTGTGCAAAACCTTCATGGCTCGGTGATCTACTATGCTAGACATTTCCTCAGAGCTATACCCCTCGTTAATACCTTGCTTTAGTAGCCGTTCCTTCATCTTGGGTGCTTTTACTGCGTCACCAAAGTCTGGAATAGCCCGTTGTAGTTCTGTCATTTGCTCTTGCAAGTGGGCTTTGTTAGCCTGTCCTTGCGCCTGCTGCATGGCCTGTTGCTGCTGTCCTAATTGCTGTTGCTGGTGTTGGAACCTGCCCATATCTTCACGATAGTTCGCATCTGCTTCAATGTACCCTAGTGGGTCATCTGCCAGTAGCTCCTTCGTGGGTGGAGTAGGCTGGGTCATTACACCTTGCTGCTGTACCTGCTGCATAAGCTGTTCGAGCTGCTGACGCTGTTGGTTTAGGCCGTTATAGGCTTCTTCCGCTTGCTTCCGCGACTCTGCCGCTTGCTTCATGCCCTTCTGAATATATTGCTGGCCTGAATAGTCTCGCTTTAGATCATCTAGGGTTACTGATACGTCTTCCCCATCAACTTTGATAGAGTAAGTATTAGGCCCACTTTGATCGGCTGTTTCTTCATCCGATGCTTCATATTCTTCTTCGCCTTCATCTTCGTCATCTGTGTAGACTACATCGTCATCATCAGATCCTTCAACTTCGGCTTCTTGTTCAGCCTCCGTTTCTTCAACCTCTGCCACTTCGGTTTCGGTAGTTTCTACTTCGGCTGTCTCTGACTCACTTGGAGCCATTAACGCTTCAACTGCACTTTCAATGCTTTGGTTAGTCGTTTCCACGGTGCTATCCTTTATTTGCTGCGTTTGTCTTTCATAACCTCATTAGTTATTGCACTCTTGAGGATATGCTCAAACTGGTTTAATGCCTGCGTCATTGCATAAGCATCTTCTCTGGCTTCCGTATCGGCTTTACCAGATTTAAGGAACTTTTTTACTTGTTCCTGTCGGATTATATCAAATACTGTGCAGAAAGTATCATCTTTGAGTAAGTATTCAGCCTGAGCCTTTAGTATCACTGTAAGCCACCCATACGTGGCATAGCTTGCATGGCCCGTACACGCTCAACATCAACCGCACTACCATACTGTCCAAGTATCTTAGCAGCCTCGATTAGAAGCTCTTGGTTCATCTTGTCACGACTTAGGTCATCACCCTGCTGTAGCTCACGGTATTTAAGTTGCAACTCAGCCAGTTCTTTACCTTGTTCAGATTGCATCTCAGCAGACTTAACCTGCATAT